AGCAGTATCAAGGGTTTGTAGGGGTTCATATTCTCCGATTTTACCCTACTTTAATGCTTTACCTTGGTACTGTTTTAGGTGGCAAGCACTGACAAAAGAAGAAAGGAGCGAACCAATGGAATTGGTTTACATGGACGGCAAGAAAGAGCCGTATACACTGAGCAGTATTGTGGCTGAGTGTGCAGAAGTTAAACACAGACATTTAAAGATTTTGCTGAATAAGCACCGAGAGGACTTTGAAAGCTTCGGAAAGGTGCAATTTAAAATTTCACCTTCAGAAAGTGGGCAAAATGTACGGGACTATATTTTGAATGAGCAGCAAGCAACCTTGCTGATCACTTATCTAAAGAATACCGAACCAGTACGGCAATTCAAAATGAACCTAGTCAAAGCATTCTTTGAAATGCGTGATGAACTTTCTAAACGCTATCTTCAAAGGGAACTGGAAAAGCCAAAGCGCAAGACCTTAACCGAAGCTATCAAATCATGGGAGAAAGCGCCCAAGCATGCCTATAGTACACTTACAAACTTACTGCTAAAGGGAGCGACTGGGAAAAACAAGTCCCAACTCATGCAAGAGCGAGAAAGTGGAAACGGTATTGACAGTTTAACAAGTGATGAACTGACAAACTACCAACGTTTGGAAGATATGGCAATAGCCATGATTAACTTGAATAGGGGGTATTCAGAAATTAAGGAATTAATTTTTAAAGTATAGGAGTATAGAAAATGGAAAATGAATTTAAGACAGTTACAAATGCCAAAGGGTTAGAAATTCCTAAGTATTCCAAGGATTTTAAAAAGCTAGTTGAGAAAGACAGACAACTAGCCGAATATCTTTGTATAAACTACGAGAACTTGGACAGTGAAGACCTGGGCGCATTTCTTGAAATGGTGAAGCAGGGATTCAGCTGGATTCTGGATCTTATCGATAGTAAAGATTTGATTTATAAACCACAGTCGGGTAGTAATCATGCAAAAAGAAAATAAAAAAATCACTTGCTCAAATTTTAGACGAGGCGAGCAAGCGACACAATTCAGAGTATAGAAAATTTTTCTATGCTTTGATTATAGCAAAAAATATCTATTCTATCAAATACATAAAGAAAAACCGAAGTGCAGGCAAGCAATTAGAAAAGGTTTTGAAAAACGAGTGCTGACACGGCGACTATAAGCACTTGTTTAGCAAAAATGTGGGTGATTACCCACGAAACATCACTACATGCGTCAGCCAACTTGGGGCAAACGCCCAGCGTTTGGAGTGGTGCTAATCGTGTATAGGAAACAGGCAAGAAAAAGGCACAGGAAAACAATATGACATTAAATATAAAGGAAATTCAAGAGCAAGGGGGCAGACTTGGAGATGTGCTTCCCAGAATTGAATTAGTTAGACAGTTGAGCAATTGGCTGATAATGGCGAAAAATAACGGAGTAGATACTGATATCTTATCTGGACAGATGACAGAGGGCTTAGGCGTTATTCGTGACCAGATGGAACAACTCTATAGAGAGTTGGACGGGATTGCAGTTTATCTCCTTAATTGTGAGAATTTTGAAGAATTGGGGTACAAGTCAGATGATAACACCAGATATAAGAAAAATGACACAAGCAGAATTTGATAACTTCATGGCTGATTTAAAGGTAAACGATCCGAATTTTTTTCAGTTTATCGTTGATTTTATCAATAAAAAAGTAACCATTCAAGAAGTTGAAGCTTTCAAAAAGATGGAGCCTGAAGTGCAACAGTTATATATCAAGAATTACAAAGCGAGGGCATAGTATGAATGAACTAGATTTAAGCAATACACAGGCGCTTATTTTTACCGTGATTTTGATTAGCTTTCTAATTTACCTAAACCATCGAGACCGCAAAAAGAGCGCCCAAATCGAGCGAGAAAGTACACAGACGATACAAACGACTAGCGAGGAATTAAGCCCTGATTATGGGCGATATATTCAGCTTGCAGGGGTTAAGCCATGGGGGTACTAAGATGTTTGAAAAAATGATTGAAGATTTAAAGTCTAAGATTTTGGAAGCAGTGGAACGGTATTTAAAAAGCCATGAGAAAGTACCTCAAAAAAGATTAGATTTGATCAGCAAGGTGGAACTAAAGGAAGAACTGGGCATAGGAGATAAAACCTTAACAAAATGGGAAGGCGCGGGACTGCCACAGTATATACCGCCTATTGAAGATACTAGAAAAGCGTATTATAAAATCTCAGACGTTTTAAAGTTTTTGGGGGTAGATGATGGCAAAGACTAAAATATATTTTTGGTTAAAAGTTGATAAGAAGTTTTTTGATAATCTTTTTATTAAACGACTTAAAAATATGCCTGGTGGCTACACTATGACAGTGATTTATATCCGTCTTATGTTGGAAAGTTTAGAAGATGATTGTATTTTGTACTATGAAGGATATTTTGATAATTTGGTACAGGAGCTAGCCTTAAAATTGGATGTGTCCGAGGATGATATAAATATGACAGTTGCATATTTTACAAAATGCGGACTGATTCAGATAGACGATGATGGACATGCTACATTATCGCAAGCAAAAGCCATGGTTGAGAGTGAAACAAACTGGGCAAAATACAAGCGAGAACAAAGAAAAAATAGTCAAGATATACCAAAATTGGAGAATGTCCAAAATAAAAAGACTATTTCCAACTCATGTCCAACAGAGATAGAGATAGATAAAGAGTCAGATAAAGAGTTATATAAAGAATATATATTGTCAGGTAAACCTGACTTTACTTTCCCAAATTGGTTAACTCCGAGAATGATTGAGGAAATAACCAAAGGACATCCTGAGAAGTATTTAATAAGAATCCCTCTAGCTTATCTGAATCATACAGTAGGGAAAAATTATAAATATTTGGACAAAAACTTGAAGCCGATAATGGCACGATTCAAAGAAGGCTATACACTGGAAGATTTTAAACAGGTGATAGATATTAAAACGGCAGAATGGAAGTATAGTCCTGAATTTTCTAAATATCTGAGACCTGAAACACTTTTTGGATCTAAGTTTGACGGTTATTTGAATCAAAAGCCTAAAACCATAAGAGGGAAGTCTGAAGATAACTTCCCAGACCTACCATTTTAGGAGTTGCAAAGATGAAGGAACAATTTAAAGAATTTAATAACAGAAAGATATCGGATAAGGTTTGCGATATTCACCAGGTCAATTATTGGGAAATTTCTGTACCGGTTTTAGGGAGTTCAGAAAGAAAAGTACAAGCTTTTTGCCCGGAGTGTGTGAAGGGAGAGATTAAACAAAAAGAGCAAGACTTGTTACAGCAGTTTGAGGACAGCCAGGCTTACTTTAAAACGTATGATGTCTTAATGCGTGATAGTACAATTCCTAAAGAGTTAAAAGGAGCGACATTTGATAATTTCTTTGTTAAGACGACAGAGGAGCGTCAGATGTTAGAGTTTGTAAAAGGTCAAGCCCAGAAGTACCTTGCAGGTATGACGGGAAATACTTTAATCAGCGGTAGCACAGGAATTGGAAAAAGTCATTTATCTCTTGCATTGGCTAAAGAAATCAATGAAAGTTTCAGAGAGAAGAACGAGCCTAAGAGTGTCTTATTTGTCAGCTTAACCGAGATTATCAAGCAGATAAAAGAAGGCTGGGCTTATGGAAGAAATGCAAACTTAACAGAGTATGAGGCAGTTAAAAAGCTTGTTGATGTAGATTTTCTAATTATTGATGACCTCGGGGCAAAAAACGGAACAATAACTCCTAAGAGCGATTGGGAACAGGATTTCTTGTTTGATATTATCAATAATCGAGAAACTACGATTTTCAACACGAACCTAGATAGCAGTGAATTGCGAACGGTTTACAATGCTAGAAACTCAAGTAGAATTTTGAAAGGTTTAGAGGGGAACACTTTTAAGGCTTTCACAATCAAAGATAAGCGATATACGATTAACACAGTGAGGAGAGAGAAAGGTTAATAGATATGGATGAAATGAATTTTTCAACAGAAAAAGGCTTTATTGTCTACGAAAAATGTGGTATAATAGAGATAGAAAAAGTTCCAAGGTTTGGAGAGATAACTTTAGTCTACTCAGATGGGAAATTTACTCATCTAGTCAAAAAAGAAACTAAAAAATAAGTCTATTGAGAACAACTCAGGGGGCATACCGTAAGCATATGATGCTAGTGGTATGCCCTTTTTGCTTGAGAAGAAAGGGGGTGAAGAAGATGACGGTAGATACCTCATTAGGGTATGTGGTAGCTAGTAAGTTTTCTATTGATCCAGAAAAAAGACAGAAAATATTTTCAAAATGTAAAAATGAAGATAGCAGTTTAGAAAGTGGGAAACACGAAATACTGGAGAAATATGCTGACGAAAATAAAGAATCAACAGCTAGAAAAAATGATTTTAAAAGCTCGTAGAGTTCTAAAAGAAAAGCTAAGAGCTAAGAACTTTAGAAAAAATTATAAACAACGAGGAGCAATAAAGAGATAAAGGAGTATAAAATGGCTAAAAAATTTAGTTTGGTAGAAAAATATGTAAGAAGCAGAGGAATGGGTATTGATGATGAAAAATCAAAAACAGGTTTAATATTATCACAAGATATAACAAGTATCTATGACGTTCCTGAAGAAGGAAAAGAATTAGTGGATCTTGTTAATGTGATTGAGTATACGGGTACTGGTGGAACATATGAAACTGTAGGTTTTGACGATGAACATCTATCAGAACTTGAATCAGAAGATTTTAGATCTAGTAAAAGTGTAGAACTTAGAAAAAAACAGATTAGAACCAAGTTTGAACACAAGACATTTTCAGGACGTATTGCCTTATCGTCTGAACAAGTTGATGATGGAGAATATAATATATCAGACTTCTTAAGTAACAAAATTACCCGTCTTTGTCGTAAAACTCGTAATATTGAAATTGGAAAAATTCTAAAAGAAGCACCTGAAAAAAATGTTTCTAATTTTGATGAATTGAAAGATACAATAAACGATTTGAATCCTGAACGTCATAATACTCTTGTATTAAGTCAGTCACTATTTAAGTTTTTAGATAAAGAGAAATCTAGCGATGGAAATTATATTTTAAAAATTAACAAGAAGGAACGATACTCAGAAAACTTATACGTCGATGATGTTATTGTTGTATCTGATGAAGTACTAGGAGTAAAAGGCGATAAAGTTGCTTTTGTTGGGGATTTGTACAATTTTGCTACTTTATTTGAAAGAAATAAGAATAGCTTACGGTGGGTAAGTGAATCCGTTATTTATGGAATGAGTTTAATGCTTTATACTCGTTTCGTTGTGAAGAAAATTGAAACGGATTGTGCTTTCTTTATAAAATGGAATTAGGAGATAGGGGATGGATATTAGGGAAGTATTATCAACATTAGAAAATCTTGATGATAAAAAAGATAAGATTGCAAAAGCAAGAACAAAGTTGGAAGAAAAAAGAAAAACAATTACTGGAGAGAAGAAGATTTCTTTTGATAGTATTGACTCTTTCTTTGAGGATAATGCTACTTCTTTAGAACAAATTACTAAAATGAGTGAATCAATCAATCTTTTAGAGAAAGAGTATGATGATTATTTCTGGGAGGCAAAGGCAGCGATATTTGAATATATCTTTAAAGAGACTAAGCGAAGAGCTGAAGAAAAGAAAATCTATAAACGTTACCAGAAGAAACTTAGAATAATTTTAGATGCCTACGATGAAATTCAAGCACTAAAGAAAGATGTAGAAGAAATACATAAAGGAGTAGTTGGAGAAATAACACAGGAGCATTCTCTTGCACTATATCGGACAGAAGTAAATCCAACAGGTATTCTTCCATTCCTAAATCCTGATATCAGTGGACATATGAATTTTTCTAAGGAATATCGGGACATTAAAGAGTATTTAGAAAAATAGGGAACAAATTAAGTAAGGCTAGTGATATATGGCTCAAACAAAAGAAATATCGCTAGTCCTACTTTTATGCTTTACTAAGTTTCACATAACAAAGTAAGCATAAACTGAAAAGAAGTAATAGCTTGAAAGCAAGGTATATCAGGGGTTTACAGAATGGAGTGAGTTTCACAGAATGTAAGATAAGAGAAACTGGGGAATAAATTAGAGGGATACTTCTTTAAATTGTCATATTGAAGAGTTGTCAAACTTAAAACAATGATAGCTGGTAAGTGGAGCGTTGAAAGGCTTTTAAGCTTTTTGTCAGTTTGACAGAATGCAAGATAAGAAAATTTTAAAATTGAAATGGGAGTACTTGACTATGTATGAACTGAGTAACAGAGACTTGAACGAGATTGATAATGAATTAGAAAGATATAGAACGATTGCTAATAAAATTTACTTGAGAAGACAAGAGTTGATACATAATAAGAAACATGGAAATGAAACGTATATTAGATCTCAGAGTAAGAAAGTTTCAAGTCCTACTGAAGATACTATAATTAGAATTGAAGAAGATTTAACCTTAAGATATCTGGAAGGTTTTAAATTAATTGTAGATACCTTGATGGAAAATCTGATTGATACTGATCTAGTCATCTTTAAAATGAGATTTTTAGAAGCTGGTGTGACTTGGGAAGACGTGGCAGAGAAACTAAATAAAACTACTCGTTATATAAATAGTCGAAGAAAAGTAATCGCTAAAAGATTTATAGAACTGAAAGGATATTGACTCCCCCCACGTTGAAAAAATTTTTTTGAATACTTTGGGAACCGGTGAAGGGAACTTTTTCCAAGTCGGAGCACTTCAGACAAAAAGGGGGTAAAAAGTTGTTAGATTACAAGATAACGTCTAACTTTTTGCTATCGTTTATATTGAGTTATGAGATATGTGTTTTGAAGTCTAACTTTAATTTGAAAATAATTCAAAAATAGAATTGTATATCTCTAATAAATTTTAAGAAAAAAAGAAAAATCTCAAATAAATAGCAAAAAATACGAACATATAATTGACATGTGTTACTAAATGTAATATGATATGTATGATACGTTATGTACTAAACTGATTCATAATGTATCATATTGCTCACATGGGAGGCATTCTATGGAGGGGTACCATGGAACAAAGCCTGAATCGGTTAATGATATTTTACAACAACAACATTTTGAGTGCACTCCATTTGAAATAACAGGTGATTGGGTGGTTAAAAGTGACCAAAGTTTACCGAATGACTTAGGAGTAGGATTGTACATGTTTGTTGATGATTCGTTGAATGGATTTCAAGGCTTGGAAAATGCAAAACAGTACGCTCGGGTATATAGGAATAGTAATAAAAAAATAGGTGTTATAAAGTTTAAAATAAATAGTGACAACTTAACTATTTTAGATTTAAATAATCCTAAAACGACTAAAGTTTTTAATGAATACAAAAACCAATATTATCAAGTGTTAAAAAATTCATTAGGTGGTTTTAAACGTAATAAATCATTTCACAGGTATAATCTTGATGGAGTGTTTTTAGAACATTTATTGTGTTACAATCCACCATATAATGAGGTGGATGCTGTAACGTGTAAAACATACACTCCACCAACTCCAGACAAGCCTCTTTCGAATGTTCCTAATGGGAAAGAGATTTGTTTAAGAACACTTACGTTAATTGATTGGATGGTTACAGAGGAGAAATATAGTGGCTATTAAAGAAATTGTTCTAGATGAATCAATTCTTGATTTAGATTCATGGTTGCCTAAAGAAGCTATAGACCAAGTTGTTCAAGCTATTTTATATCAAGAAAAATTAGAGTTAAAGAGCTTATTTGAATGCAATCTACCATATTTTACGGAAAGTTCGGTAAAAAATGTAAAAGCGGAGTTCCGTGACTTTGTTGGGTACGCAGATAGTTATAATAGTAATAAAAGCGCCTATAAGGTGCAAGCAAAGGATATGGCAGCATAATGGCAATTATTAAATTTGAAGATTATGTAGTTGATAAGTCGGTTTATGAAACTAATCTAGATTTTGAAAATAGTAGAGAAGATGGACGTTTAGTAGTTCCAATTAAATTTTCTGCTGAAATTGGAGTTGATAAGACTCAAGAGAAATCCTATGTTATTATTAACGTAAATTTAGGTCAATCAACAAATCCTGAGGAGATACCTAATATTCCATTTACATGTGAAGTATCTATTAGGGGGCTATATAGTTATTCTTCTTCTGACTTTGAAAACGAAGAGGAATTGAAAAATGTTCTAGGAGGGAATGCTGTAGCTATACTATATCCGTATGTGCGAACATATATTTCCACTTTAACAAATCTTTCAAATCAATTTCCTTCATATACACTTCCTGTAATGAATTTTGCGGAAACAATTAAAGACAACAATTTAATTACTTATGTAGGTTTTGATTAATTATTTGTAAATAAAAAAGATAGGTGTTAATGTGCTGATATCTATCTTTTTATGTAGTATTAAAAAAGCACGTTTGATCGTGCTAGTTTCTTGCCTGCTGAACTCGTCAATATTACGCCCTTTTAGGGCTCTTTTTTGTGGACTTTTTTAGGAACTTTCAAGAAAAACTAAGGCTATTTAATGCCTAAATGATTTTAAAGAAAGTCAGTATTTTCAAGGGATGAGCTCTAAAAATTTGACTTATAGAGTGTTAAATGATAGTATAGTCAAAGATAGTCAAGGTTTAAAGAGAGAGGTGGGTTTGTAATGAGATTTAAAAATACATCGGATCATATTGAGGCCTACATCAAGGCGAT